AAGAAGATGAAGCATAAGTATTGTATGTTGCAGCATCAACTCTACCTGCATCAGTTTCACTATCTAAATATGCTTTAGCATCATCAAAATCTTTCTTTGCAATCATTTGATTCAAAGTAGATACGTTAATTTTATTTATTACCTTTTGTATTAGCCCTGCTCTTTGTGAACTGCTTTCTGGCCAACCTTTATTGTCTGCATATCTTGCAGCTAATAAAAGACTAATAGCTTTGTGTTTACTAAATTCACCAGAACCATCATGCCAATCTTCATAATTCTGCCCAGTTGTATCTGCAACAAGATCTATTTCATTTAAAAATTCATTATCACGATATTTTGTAAATTCTGTAATTTCATGTTTAGTCATAAACATATTGGCAGAATTTAATATACTTGCTGCTTTTGTTTTAAACAATAATTTCTGTGTATTGTTTTCTAACGATTCTTCAAACTCTTCTGATAGCCTTATAAGTTCAGCTTTTGTCTGATCTTTAACAGTTATACGATTATCATCATCATCATATCCAACTGTTTTTATAGCATTCTCACCTTCTAAAGATGCATATTTTAATTTTGCTTCATTTACTTTAGCTAGATATTCATTGGATTTTTGTGTATATACTGCGTCATCTCTTTCGTCTTGTAGCTTTTGTGCAACGTCACTTATTTGTTGCCCTAGTTGCATTTGGCCTTTTGCCAATTTTCCTAATGCTTCGCTTTTTTCATCCGACATTTGCTGGATGCTGCCACCCTGCAACATGGTAGGTGCATTACTTTCTAGTTGTACTGTTGGTACTTCTAAAACCATAGTTAACCCCAGTGTCTAGATTTTGCAAGCTGCCCTATAACACCACCTGCCCCTGTCATTAACGTACTACTCATGTTTAAAAACGGACTAACAGCACTAGCAGAAGCAAACATATTACCTGCTGATACGCCTAACATATCTGATTGAATATTGGCTTGCACTCCTCTCATACGCATATTTCCTACAGCTTTTACCTTATTAACATTAATAGTTAGCCTATCTATTTCATCCAATACTTCCTGACTTACTTCTATATCTCTAGAACTACCAACACCAGCCACACCTCCTCTTGCTGCCATTGACGCTCTTCTTTGTCCTTTTTTTATTCCTTGTGCTAAAGATTTAAGTTGTGCCTGTTTATTGTATTGCCTTGATATATGCTGCGCTTGACTTTCAATAGATTTGGCATTTATTTTTGCCATATATTGTTGATGCTCAAATTCTAATGCCTGACTTTTTAATTGATTTTTTCTAAATTTACCTTGAAAATAACTAGATACACCTCCAGAAATTAGACCACCTACTGACATTACATCGCCAAATTGTCCAAATTTCTTTTGCCATGACATCGTTGTACTTACCTCAACACATCCTTATTTTTTAGTATACATACACTTTATCTGTTTACGGTCACACTATCCACCAATTGCTACTTCAATTGTCATGCCCACAACTGTCAATGGTAATGGATCAGTTTGACGTACAAATATTTGACCATTGTCTTGCCATGTAGGTGTAAGCATAATTTTTATATCTTCTGTTTTTAAACGTGGTGGAGAACCATAAGGTTCATCAGTACGTTGTTTTGCTTCTATTAATTTATCTGCACTAGGGCCAGCAAATATACCAGAAGATTCTAAAACTCTTAACCAAACATGATTAACATTTTTTACACGACCTTGACCAAATGCTTCTGCTTGCAATGACATTGGCATTGTTTGTAAATCGCTTTCATATTCCAAACCTATATGTACAACGCTAGATGCACGATCTAAAGTAATAGATCCACTTGATATTGTCTTTTGTGGATGAACAGCACCATCAGCTAAAATACTAACTGTTTTACCTTCTAAATAATTTAATCCTGATATAACATTTCTTGCTACTTCAAATGTTGTTATAGCAGTATTCTGTAAACTTGCTGGCAAATCTACGTCTAATTTTACTGTTGCTACAGTTGCATTTGTTGTAGCAGTAATATTACAACGATAATAATTTGTACCACTAACTAAAACAATTGCATCGCCTACATCATCAACATTAGGAGGTGCATTAAATAAATTATAATTTGCTGTTATAGTTACGCTTTCTCCTCTTGTATAATTTGTACCACCAGAAATAGTAACATTACGACTAGCGTCTGTATTTGTGCCATCATATGTTGAACCTGCGTCAACAAAAAATGCATCTCGATCTTTAGCATACAATCTTGAATTCATACGTTCAATAAATTTTTTTGTTGCTCCATTAATAGTTCTTTTTATAACGCAATAAAGTGCGTCATCATTTCCTTCTGAGACAGTTGCAACGCTTTCAAATGTACCGTCAGTATCGTGTTGATGCCATGCACCAATAGTTTGTTCTGGTACATATGTAAAACCTAATAATTTACCATTACTACTAATAAACCAAACTATAGGAATAGGAGATTTAGCTAACGCCATATCTGTAACAGTTAAATTGTCAAACAAATGTGGCGCACGCAATGATAAATCACCTGTTATAAATCCATTAGCTTGCCAGTTATAACCAAGTTCTCTAACGTGACCACCACGAGAAGATGCATAAACCATACTGTTATTAACAATTACTGGTTGTGCGTTATTAGCACCAACATATGATTGCGGTTTAACAGATATAGATGAAGGTGTTATAGCGTCACTGTTGATAGACGACACACGCCACTCTGCTGACCCTGTAAGCATAAGTAAGTTTGTTAATGGAACAATGTGTCTTATCGTATTTGCTTCACGAGCAGCAACTCTAAACTTAATTCGATCATCATCTCGTATAGGTAAACCAAAAGATAAATTACTTTCAGTTCCAGATTTAGTCATTAATATAGTTTGCGGTTCATTATTTGTTCCAGCAAAAACTCTGCGTTGTTCAAAATAAGATACAGCACCGGGAAAATTATCTGTTGATTGAAATTCGTTTTCGTATATAGGTGGTGTACGAGAAAAATTTGGTGCAATGTTTGCGTCTATAATACTTGTAGCAGTTGTTTCGCCAAGAAATCCATATATACCAGCTTGTTCTTTATATACTCTGTATTTTGATGCGCCAGCAACAGCACCCCATGTAATAGTATTTTTTGCACCTGTTACATAAATATTATTATCTACAGAACTAGCAGATGATTGTGAACTTTCATCTATTAAATTACTTGCCACTGCTGTAACTACATATTCGTGTGCTTCGTAAGTATCTACGTTTGTACTGCTTGAGGATGGTATATACGCAACTACACTTGATATTGTTGGTGATGGTAAAGGACTAGCAAAATTAATAGTTTTAAGTTCCCATTTTGTTGCACCTAATCTTCTTAATTCTCTTGGCGCATGATTAGGATGCACTAATGTCATAACGTCAGCAGATTGTACATAATGCACATCAAACAATTCTGCTTCTTGATATGGATGAGGTACTTCATAAATATTAGGACTTGTTGGCAATGGATACCAATTAGTTGCGTTTGGTGGCTGGCTATTAGAATGCGCTGTTTTAGCGTAATAATTAACGCCACCTTGTTTTGCTATATCGCCAATTGCATAATTAGTACTATTACTCCATGCTGAACCATCAGAATATGATAATGGTTGACCTTGTGTATGAAATCTAAAATATTCATGGCCCATTTCTATAACCATTGTCTGCACTGTAGAAAAAGTAAAAGATATTAACTTTACTGCTTTTGTGCTGTCTTTTACTTCTGCTACATATTTAAAACCTGCTCTGTTTTCTGCTGGCCCTTGTGGTTTAGCAATAAAATTACGCATTGTTGCTGCACCTTGCTGAAACTTGGCATCATCAATACGTCCAAACATTTCTGGTGATATTTCACCTCCAGAAAAAGATCTATAAAACGTGCGTGTAACTGGCATTGTTTACCTCCCAGATGTCCAAGGCACAATATGTTCTATTGTTATATCTCGATGTAAATTGTCTGCTTGTTTTGCACTTGCCAAGTAACCCATCATCATTTGTGTAGAACGTTTTGCTTCTGCCATTCCTTGATCACCTTTTATTATTGGCCCTGCAAGCATAGATGCCAAATGCCATGACAACGTAACAACAAACAAAGGAGAAAATAATGATGCGTCAGTAACAAATGCCTGATACCTTAACATTGCATTTTCTTGGTTTGTATAAATATATGCTCCTTCTACTGCAAATTGTTGTGGCGTATATTGACCAGCTACTATTGTTGGCGCATAGTTAGATGTTATACCACCGGGAGTATCACCAGCAGACATTCTTGTAGCGTAATCGTTTTGTGCTGATGGGGATATTATTGCTACAGGTGACATCATGTCAGCAGGTGCTGCGTATGCATAATCCCATTGATCTAAAGTATTAGTTGTTAATGCTAAATTTTCACGTTTGGAAGCAAAATTCCATGTGTGCATTTCTAGCAATGTATTTCTTGCTATCGGATAAAAACGTGCAGCTTTCTCTGCTTGCGCTGATCCTTCTGGTGGGGATAGCGTAGCGATTGTTGCATCATCACCCAAATGAGCTAGGGCAAGGTTGCAAATATCGATTTCAGTTGCCATAACATCTCCTAAAAAAAGAGGAGGTTAGCAGTATTACCACTAGCCCTCCAGTAAAAAATAAGAAAACTAATGCCTATTTATTAGCTGCTTCAAGTTGACTTATCAGAGTTTCTTTTGTTTGTCTTCTATCTAGTTCAATACCGATAGAACGACCAAACACTTCAAGTTCTGCCTTAGTCATTGATTCATAATCAATTGATTGAGTAGCTGGCTGAACATCGTCTGACGGTACGGTTGTGTTTGACGTCACAGGTAGATCAGGTTCAGTTCCACCAACTAATTCAATATTACTATTGAACTCTCCGTTGTATTCAAACTCTTCGTTAGCTTCTCTCATGGATTGACCAACAAAGCACTTAGTTTTAGCTCTATAAATAGGCATAGATTCTCCTTATTAAGATACGGTAAAGCCAGAAGCATAGTACTTTCTGCCATCACCAATTGTTTCTACTACATCTGCTGTAACTTTACCAGCGTTAAATGTACCAGCAATTGTATATCTAGCACCGATATATCTCTGGCCTTTGCCAGCTATATCTGGGTTAAAACGTACTACTACGTTTTTGCCTAATGTAAGTGCTGCTGTAAGGATTGCATCGCTGCTGCCAATAACAGTAGGACTTCCTAAGTTTGCACTTGCACTAGAAATAACCTCGAACTTTACGCTTGTACCGTTTGCTAATGCAGTAGTAACAGCAAAGTTCATGTATAAAGCAGTACCTTCACCAATGTCTCTAGCTGTTCCT